ATTTCCGTCTGGAATGATTGCGAGTTAGCGGAAATTTTGATTATTAACTCACGTAATGTTGCCATCAATTTTCTCCAGGCGAAAAAAAAGCCCGCTAAGCAGGCTTTTTGTTGTGATATTAACTTTCCGGGTTATCTAAAAACTCTCTCAGGGCTTGCGACTTATTGCAGGATTCTTTATTAATCGACATGCCCATCTCTTTTTGTTTCTTACAGAAATAGAAGTAGTCATCGTTTGTTTTTATGTAACCCATGAATTTATAAAACGCTTTACTACAAAGCTCAGGGTTAGCATGTTCAGCACAAACCGTAGAAGTATAACTCTGCAGTTCGCTTGATTCTAATGGCGCTAATGTTTGAGTCGCGTTTGATATAGGGATAAGACAAAAACATAATATAAATAGAACTAATTTTTTCATTTGCTTTACCAATTATAAAAAAACCGATCCTATTCTTTTAAGGTTGATTTGTCACTGAGTCGCGGCAGTAAGTGCAGCCTCAAGCCCGGCAAACGGGTCTTCAGGTGCTGATAGTTCCTCATCACCCCAGCGCAGGATTGCATCTTCCAGCGGCACTTTGACCCCCTGAGAACCATAAACGGCAGAGACTATCTGGGCGGCCTGAATGTCACCGCGAATATCGCCAACGGGACTTTGCCTGTCGAACTCAATCCACATCAGAAGCTCGCTCGCCGTCATGTTCTGCCGAAGCTCTGAAAGCGTGCGCCCCATGCGGAGCGCAAGCGACATCAGGAACTTTACGCCGGGGGTTGCGACTTTTCCCGCGCTTCTTCCGCGTTATTAATGAGGTCCAGCGCCTGTTTCAGCAGACGGGAATGAACGGGGCCGTAAATTTCACGCACCTGCTCTTCTTCATCGACGCTGAATACCGGTTGCTTATCGGTGTCGCACAGGACGTCAATGAAGAGAACCACGTCAGCGCAAAGATTACGGTGGGCCTTTTCAGATACCGACACATTTTCATCGTCAGCACCGACTTTCACTACTTCCTGCCAGCGCAGCCAGGCTTCGCCAGACGGCTCACGAAGAACAACTTCGACGCCTTCCCACTCAGGAACCGCCACCGTCTTATGACGAAAGCCTGACATCTTCGCCATGGCTAATTTTTTCAGATTTTGCGACATCTGTTATGCATGCCGGGCCAACCCGGCATCTCCATTAATTGACGGTGAGGGTACAAGTTGATGATGTAATTGTCTTAACCGGGGCAGAAGAATCAGTGACCACGCAGGTGTAATCTCCCGCATCACCCGAAACAGCGCTGGATTTATTGAATGTGTCAGATGTTTGCCCACTGATGGTGACACCACCTTTCTTCCAGGCATAGCTGTAGGGAAGTTTACCGCCAGCGGCGGCGACCGCCATACTGATCGGTGCCCCAACCGCTACAGATTGTGCGGCGGGCAAATCAGTGGTCAGTTTAAGGGCCGGGTCAATCGGTACCGGCTTCCCTTTCAGACGCAGGGAGAACGTTGCCGCCACTACGCCATTAGTACCGGAAGACCAGGTATGCTGACGAACTTCGGCAAGGAACTTAAAGCCATTGCCAGACGGGAAGATGATCTGGAAACCATAAACCGTGTCGTTGTCATACGCATCACGCAACGCATCCTGCGCAGCATTACGGTAAAAGTTACCTGACAGTGATATCTCCGAAGGGGCCGGGAGGCCATTGACGTTCTCCTGCTCAGTGGAGCATAGCGTGGTGACGTCAATATCCTGTTTTTGCCCGCCGGTGAACTGAGCTTCTTTGAGAGTGCAGCTCAGATCGAGATAGACAGCGGCTTCCATTGCGTCTCTGGTCGTTGGCAGTGACGAAATAAGGATTTTCGTCAGCTGCGATTTTTCATAATTCGAGGACATAGTGATCTCCGGATATAAAAAAGCCGCCCCGAGGCGGCAGAGTTAATATGAAGGGTGGCTTTATTGCCAGATCTGAACTTCAAGCGTGGCCCGGTAAAGTCCTGTGTCCGGCTCGTAGCCGTTGATCTCGTTCAGTCCGACAGGATGCAGATCGGCCAGAGCAGCTTTAACCTGATTACGAAGCGCCCGGGCGTCATCAATCGACGAGGCCCAGGCATCAACCTGAACGGTGCTTGCTGTTTCTGCCGGTCCGCAGAAAACATCCTCGCTGACTGAACCCGGGAGCAGATAAATCACCCACGGTGCAACGGTACCCAGCGGCGCCACGTAAGGAAAAACGTTACCCTCTGCCAGCGCACTGAGCCGCTGATAGATGTCAGCCTCTGTCATTTCGCCAGCACCTCATCAATGGCCTGATTCATGCGGGCCAGTGCTGCCTGTGTAGCCTCTTCCTGCCGGGTATCGAATGCCGGACGGACGAAGGGATGCGCAGGCATATTCGATGTACCGAGTTCAACGAAGCGCCAGTAAAAAGCGTTGCGCGGATTGCTGGCCTTCATTTTGTTGTCGCTGTTGCCGGTGACCGGATTAACGCCCCGGATATGCACGCCGGAAGCGATTTCGCCGCGACGGCGACCCTTCTGGGTCACCACCACCACGTTTTTTTTCAGTTTCCCGGTAAGGACGGGCGCACGATCTTCTACCTCCTGTCGCAGAACTTCTGCACCAGCACGCGTGGCATCACGCAAAACCTTATTATTTTCAGCCCTGCTGAGCGTCTCCAGATCCTTCGCGATATCGGCCAGACCGGAAAAATCAAGACTCGTTGAAATCACTGTTTCACCCCCTTCTCGCAAAGCAATTCGAGCCTGGTGCCGTTCTCTGCTGAGATAGCCGACTTGATGTCATATATCTCACCGCCTCCGGTAGGCGGAAGATGAACGGCTCGCCATCCCGTGGTTACGGGAATGCCGGGATAACGACGCATCCAGATCCGGGTTGTGGTGCTGCTCAACTCTGCGCCGCCGTCCATCATCTCCCGGCCCGATACATCCGCGACTTCTGCCCGAACCGAAGCAACATCCACCCAGCCGGTTGCAGGCTGTCCGGACGGTAATCGCCCGGTTGCCGGTTTCTGAAGGGTTACCCTGTGCCGCAGACGTCCCGCTTTCATAGGCCATAAATCCGGTAGGGTTGAAGGAGTGCTTCAGTAGAGAAAGCCAGCGCAGATGTCGTACTGCCGGTGCTGACCGTTTCACGGTTGGTGTACCAGTGGGCAATCAGCATCAACATAGCCATTTCGACATCCTCGCCATAAAGCAGCGCGTCTGGATCGGCCATATAAAGCGGATCATCAGCCTTTTCATAAAGCCGACGGCGGGTCCATTTTTCAACATAGCGCTCCGCGGCTTTTATGCCCGTATCGATCCAGGCGTCGTCTTCCGTGAAATCCTGTTCGATATTGCAGTGATGCTTCACCTGCTCTTTAGTCAGCATGCTCACTCCTTATTTGGCCTTGCCATTCCCTTTCGGCTTTTGGTCTTTATCAGGATTCGGCTTTTTCTCGCCAGGCTCCTGAGCGTAACCGCTGGCCAGAAGGTCGCGGCCGTGTTGCTCGAGCGTCTCAAACTCGGTGCCTTCAGTAAGCACACTGCCTTCAAAGTAGATAGGCTTGATAGCGATCAGCTTCATGGCTGTCTCCTTAAAGGAAAAAAGAAAAGCGGCCCGCAGGCCGCCGTTAAGGATTACGCACCGCCACCTGCAGCAGGCGCAGTGAAGGCTCCGTAGATGAATGCTTCCGGGCGTTTCACCGCCAGCGCCAGGCGCTCTTCGCAGCGAATCGAGATCATGTTTTTCTCGAAGTCGTCGGCGTTCTCAGTGGAGATCACCACGTTGGCATCTTCACGGTCGAACAGCTGCGCCGCGGCGTTAAATGCACCAGTCAGGAATTTACCCTGGAAGGCTGCAGCTTCGGTCGCAACCACCGGCAGCCCCCACAGGGTCGGACCGGTCAGGGCCGCCGGGTTCGCCAGGATATAGCGGCCCAGCGTGTCTTTGGTGAGTTCAATCTTCGCCCAGTCGATGAAGTGCAGGACGTGGCCGGAAGCCGGGAAGCGCGCCAGCTGCGCCTGCAGCATTGCGAGGCGCAGATCGTCGATGCCGTTCTGCTGCTCAACAGTAAAGGCAGCGTCATAAGCAGACGCCTGCGGGACGATGCCTTTCAGGTGCGCGCCGGTACCATCGCCGAAGAGAATTTCCTGCTCTTCGACATATTTCAGGCCGTAACGCATCTCGGCGTCGATAGTGGACTGCAGTTGCGCGAAGTCATCCAGGATCTGCTTGGACGCCTTGAACATGTGCGCGATGGTGGTCACCGGGGTGATCTGCGTGGCGAACTGGATATCGCTGTACGGCTTGGCGGTGCCTTCCGGCACGACTTTCGCCGCATTGGTGAATCCGGTCTGCTGCACCCAGAAGATGGCCGGTGCCGAGGTGCGACCCGGAGCAATCAGATCCCGGATGAAGAGGCGCTGCTTCGGCGCGGTATCAATACCCGGCAGGCGCTGCGGCTCGACCACGCCGGTTGCCACGTCAGTGGAGATCAGCGCAGCATTAACCGGAACGCTGACGCGCTTGCCGCCTTCAACGCTTGCCGCGAAAGCTTTTAGCGCTTCGCTGCTGATAACGGTCTGGCCGACGGTCTCGATAATTTTTGTAGCGCTGGCCAGCGGCATCTGAGCTACCTGCTGCTCAATTTCACCTACTGAAGATTTTAGCGACTTAAGCGCATCGTTCAGCGCATTGTGTTCAGTGGCAATTTTATCCACCGCCTCTTTGGTCTGCGCAGACAGCTGACCTGAGCTTTTAGCCTCCTTCAGCGCGTCCTCGGCCTTCTGGCTGAAAGTGCCGGAAACTTCTTCCAGCTTCGCGGAGACTTTTTTCAGTAATTCGTTAACTTCAGACATGGTCTTTCCTTATTAGCCGAACGCGGCCAGCGCGTCTTCAAGTTGTTTGAGATTGTCAGGGTTGATTTCTTCGGTAGCGCCCGGCGTACCTTCAGGGATGGCAGCAGCGCCTGGCTTGCTGCCGGATAAGGCTTTAAGAAGTTTTCGACGCTCAGAGCGCGGCGTATCGGTTTTGGCCAGCAGCGCATCAAGCTTGCGCAGCGCCGCCGCCGGGCTGTCGTCGTCGTCAGCAATTTCATCAGCGGAGAGGAGGCTGTCAGCAAAGCCTTTCGCCACCGCGTCACTGCCGCCAATATAGGTTTCGCCGTCCATCATCTTTTCGACGGTGGCGGCATCAAGACCGCTGCGTGCCTGGTAGATATCGCTCATCGCTTTATCAAACGGCTCCATGTCAGCGGCGATCTGCGCCAGGTCGTGACGGTTACCCATCGCATAGACCCAGCAGTTGTGGATCATCAGGAAGGCGCCGCGTCCGATCTGTACATCATCACCGGCCATCGCGATAACCGACGCGGCGGACGCCGCCAGACCCAAAACCTTCACAGTGACTTTGCCGTCGTACTCACGCAGCAGGTTGTAGATCGCCAGGCCTTCGAACATGTCGCCGCCCGGGCTGTTGATGTTAACCGTCACGTCAGCACCGCCGAGCGAGCGCAGCGCACCCGCAATGCGGCTGGCCGTCACACCCTCTCCCCAGTAATCAGCACCAATCACGTCGAAGATGGAAATGCTGTTGTCACCGTCCCGGGCGGCGCGGATGCCGCCGTTCCAGCGCTCCATTGCCGCAGCCGGCAGATCAGGTTTTTCGCGCGCAAAAGGTCGCCCCTCCGGCGCAGCCGGAAGGCTTTTAATCGTCATGGATGCTCCTAAGCCGCTTTTTTCAGCGGTGACTGTTCGAAGGGAATATCAGGGAATACGTGGTTATGAACCTGCCGCAGCGCGAATGCCTGCGCGGCCTGGCTGTTCTGTTTAAGATCTTCAAGCGGCGTCAGGTTGAGCTGCACCGTGTAAATATCGCCGCCTTCGATAGGAGGCATATTCTCCAGGCGGCGCACATCGTTGCGGGACATCCAGCCATTCTGCAGCGCACTGGTGTAGTACGCCGCACGGCCAGCGCTGTCGGCGCGCAGCAGGCCCTCAACTGAGAACTCGGCGAAGAGGTCCTCTTCACCGTTCAGCAGGCAGCGGGAGATCTCCTGCTCAATGTTCACCAGCAGCGGACGCAGCGTATGGGTCAGGAACTGGAGATTCATCCCCTCGAGGCTCGATGCCCAACTGCTCTGTTTCGAGGTGTGGCCCACCATAAACGGCGGTACGCGGAACCAGCGGCAGATCTCCTCAATACTGAAGGAGCGCGACTCAAGCATCTGCGCCGCCTCGGGGTTCATGGTGACATTCTGGTATTTCAGCCCGCCCTCAAGAACCATAATTTTCCCGGCGTTTTTAGAGCCGGTGAAGGCCTGCATATATCCCCGAAGTCGCTCTCTTTGATCCTTATCAAGCGCCGCGTCAGCTGAAAGAAACCCCGAGCTTTGCAGGCCATTTTCGAAGATCTTGGCGGCTGACTCTTCGACGGCCATCGCCGCGCCGATCACGTCCCGGCCCGTCATCATTGGCATCATGCCGCACACACCATCGAGGCCAAAGCCCCGGATGTGCATCAGGTTCTTCTCCAGGATAACGCGTTTCCTGCCGTCTTCGGTGTAGGTGTACTCAAGACGACCGGTGTCCAGCCGCTTTACTACCATGTTCTGGGGCAGCAGTGGCACCAGCGATACCAGCTTATTGCCGATAAACAGCTTCTCGACAAAGGCATTACCGCGCAGGCAGATGCTGGCCACCACCATCAGCATAAAGCGCGACGGCGTCATTTCCAGATTGGGACGGCGACAAAGTACCTGGTAAACCGGATGATTCTGCGCCAGCTTGCGCGAGCCATCAGCCTGCCGGGTGTAAATCTTAACCGGCAGTGTGGATACCGACTCGCTCAGAAGCCGGACGCAGGCCCAGACCGCAGAAAGCTGGATCGCCCGATCTGCAGTCACCACCTTGCCGCTGCTGCTCGTGCCATACCACTCCTGCCAGAACGTTCCGGTAGTCAGGCTGATGGGCACGCCCAGCCAGTTGAGCAAGGCGCTTTTTACCTTGCCCGGCTGCTTATTTTTCTTCATCAGAAACCTACCATGATGGGATTTTCAAAGAAGCCGTTAAGATCCTGTCGGGTCTCCGGCAGCATGGCCCGGCCTATATCCATGATCAGGGCAGTGGCCCCGTCGATTTTGTTCTCGCTGTGCTCCTTAATGGGCCGCACAACGTCATCGTTACCGGGGAGGTGCTTGCCCACTACGTTAGAGATACACCATGTCAGTATGGGATGGCCGTCATGGTGGAAGCGTCCGGCCTCTATCGCCGCCTCAAGCTCCTTCATCGGGTCCGACATGTTGGTGTAGTTCTGGACGATGGTTATCGGGCTGAGACCCTCATCGGCCAGATGGTGGGACAGGTTCGTGGCGCCGTGGGGATCGATGGCCGATTCCTCTACCGGGTTCTGCCGGTTGACCGCCTTCGCTTCCTCCAGGATGACGCGGTAGTCGATCTCTGCACCTTCGGTTACCTCCAGGTGGCCGGAGTTCACCCACTTCTGGAAGCGTTCAGCAGTACGCTGATGATCGGTGTCCGTGCTGTATACCGTGTCATAAGGCACCCAGAACTTAGGCGCTATGCAGTAATAGTGCCGCCTGCCATCAATATCACGACTGAAGATGCGCACCATGCTGTTCATATCGAGCTTTCGCGCCAGGTCGAACGAAAGGTAGCAAGGCTGACCCTCGAACTGCTCGATCGTCAGCGTTTCATCCTCGCAGTTGCGCCAGCTGACGAGGTTGAAGTAAGCCGCCCTGGCTGATACCCAGATGTTCAGATGCTTGGTTTTGAAAACGTTGGCCTGGCGGGCGTTGTTCATGGCCCGCTTCTGCTGGCTCAGCAGGAAATCGCTGTAGACAGAAATACCCATATTGGGATTCGCCTTGCGCAGCACCGCCGGATCGGTCCAGTCGTCACCCTCATCAACGGTGTAAATCACACCGAACAGCTCATCGTTAGGTACCGTGCCGTTCAGCATTTCAATAACTTCCCGGCGCTTGTCGTAGCACGGCCCCTCAATGTTGTAGCCCGCAGTGGTGATGGCCCACATCAACGGCTGACGCCGGGCGCCCATACCTGTCAGCATGGTGGTGTAGAGCGCGTCGGTCTCGTGTTCGTGATATTCGTCCACAATGGCGCAGCTCGGAGAAGCACCATCGCCAGGGTTGCCGATCAGCGGCTCAAGACGGGCACCATCTTCCGGCCGGTTCATGTTGGAGGCATTAACCTCCACGCCAAACGCGTCACAAAGCGCCGGGGTGCGTTTACACATCAGGCGCGCCGGGCGGAACACTTCCCACGCCTGCTTTTCCGTCGTGGCGCCGGAGTAAACCTCCGCGCCAAACTCGTCGTCACAGGTGAAGCAGAACAATGCCACACCGGCAGAGATCGCCGACTTACCATTCTTACGCGGGATCTCGGTATAAACCTCGCGGAAACGCCGCAGCTTCGAGCCCTTGCGTACCCAGCCGAACGCCGAGCAGACGATAAACAGCTGCCAGGGCTCAAGGGTGATGGGCATGCGTTTGAAGGCCCACTCGCCTTTCGTATGCGGCAGAAGCTGGATAAACTTTGCCGCCTTTTCCGCCAGATCTTTATCGAACCGGTAAAGAAACTTTTTCGTTTTCTCTTTCGCCAGATCATCAAGGTGCCGCTGGCACGCATCGATGACGTAGCGGCACGCCACAGTTTTCCCCCGGACGATGTCACGGGCATACTGATTTGCGGCGTTCACGTTAGGGTAGGCTTTGCGCGTCATAGGTTTTTAAAGGGGTTGTCCGACTGTTTTTTGTTCCCACCAATCAGACGCTGCCTGCTGCTGGGGTCCAGCCCGAGCATGCCTCCGAAGGAGGCCATCTGCCGCATTGCTTCATTCAGCACGGTCAGCGCCGGGTTTTTGATCACACCGCCCATTGCGCCGGTTACGGTGATTCCGTTTTTAGCAACGTCCACCTGCGCAGCGCGGGCGTTGGCATAGGCCACACAAAACATTTCGAGGTTGTGTAAATCCGTGGCGCACAAAACCTCCTGCGCGCACAGCTCATTAGAGACCATTCTCCACATTGTCGCAGCGGATTCGCTGAGCCACTCGGGCGGGTCAACGCCGGTTATGGGTGTGAAGGAGGGTTCTTCTTTATTGAGGGCGCGCTTACCCGGATTGCCTGCCAGCAACTTCCGGGCAGTCGGCTTGGCGCGGCGTCCGGATCGGCCCGTCGCTCCAGCCATAGACGCTCCAGTTAAATTTTATATTTCGCGGGTGTAAAAATCTGACTGAGGCGGCGGTACTTAGCAGGCATGGGCCTGAACTTTTGACCCGCCCTCCCCCGGTAGTGAGAATCGATATCATTCATATCGAAATGATTGCATTTGGAATCATTCCGCATTTCATCAGTCGAGATGGAAGTCATCACTGAGGTTGCGTCGCCGCGCGCTACTGGCATTGTGCGGACAGGCGCTGGAGTTATGGCCTGACTGACCGCAGTAACCGCAGCGCAGGTTCGCACGGCGGGCTGAACCTCCCCACGTCTTTGGGCAATTCGCTACGGTGTGCAGCGTCGAGCCGCAGTAAGTGCAGCGCGTATAGCTCATCGGGTTCTCTCCGTCGCGGTCTTGCGTTTATGGCATGGCCAGCACAGCGATTCGAGATTGCTGTCTTCATCGGTGCCGCCGTGAGCTTTCGGAATAATGTGGTCGACCGTTTCCGCAGGGCGTGGCCTGCCGTTGCGCAGACACTGCTGGCAGATGTGTCGATCACGCTTAAGGATGCGTACGCGGATGATGTCCCACTTACTGCCGTAGCCACGCCGGTGGCGGCTCAGGCCGCGCTGATGCTGCTGCCATCCTTCATTACGGTGCGCCTCGCAGTAGCCGGAACGGTCTGTGGTGGTGCCGGAACATCCACGCTTACGGCAGGCGCGAGGGATAGCTGCTGGCATATTGTTGGCTCCAATAAAAAAGCCACCAGCAACAGCAAGTGACTCACGACTGAATGACTCTCTTTGGTGCGCGTGCGAGGCGCATAAAAAAAGGCCGCCTAAGCGACCTCTTGTGATTCGGTGTTATTGGTTAGCGGCGGGCGCTGATGAATGTCGGCACGGAGTCACCGAGGCATGTAGCGTCCAGGAACTCGCCATCAAGCTCTGGCACCTTAACTCTTCTACCACCGGTTTCGATCTCGTAGTGGAAGGGAACCGATACCTCTTTCTGGTCTAAAACGACCATCATGGTTTCTTGCTGCAGGCTTTGCAAAACGTTACGGATGTAACATTTGAAGCTGGATAGCTGCGCATCGTTAAGAAGGTTGTGTAGCTGCTGGCGAAAATGATGGTCTTTCCCGTCATTAAGAACAAAATCCCACTGTATTTCCCCACCAGCGACCAGGTATACGCTCTGCGTCAGGAAGAGATTTTCGTCTTCATCGCTCAGAGGAGCCATAGCCAACACTTCATTTTCGTGGGTGAATCTTTGCGGCTCCATCACAACCTCGTCTAAGTTTCTCGTCAGGTTATCAATGGCAGGCGGTGACGATGCCGCTTTTCGGGAGCTACCCTAGCCACTGATGACATTATCACAGGCACTCAGTGAATGCCTGCTGCAATGCTCTATCCCCTACAGAGGATACTTAAGATTTAACCGCCAGAGGGGATATCCATTATCGAAGCTCCTCAGTGAAGAGCTTCTGTAATAGCTTTACGCCTCTTCCGAGGGGAACAGGATAAGAGTCTCTTTTGCTTCTTGGATTGCTTTGGTCGTACGGTAAACCAGGCCGTTTTCGCTGGTTACGCGACTGAGGTGCTGGATGAACAACTGAAACTTCAACTGGTCGTCTTCAACGAACTTGATGGCTTCTGCTGCTGCGGCCGTATCAAAATCCACGGCTGACAGCAGACCAAAACGGATCTGCTGTGATGAGGTTAGTTCGGCGCTAGCCATATATGCTCCTATTGTGAATGAACCCATTATCAAGCCCACCCGCAGATGAGCTTAGGAATGGAAAGCCGTTGTGAAAGTGGCTCTCGAAGCTATTTTTGTAGCTTAGGCCGCCAGACGGTGCTGTTCTTCGATAAGTGGCTGTCGGTGATTGCGCTCGAACATACCGCGCAGCACCTCTTTCCTTTGCTCGAAGTCCCACCCCATGCTGATAAATACCGTGTTAGCGCGCTGTAGCTCGGTGATGCAGTGGATTTGCTCTGGCGTGAGATAGTCACGGATTGGCTCTTTCTTTCCGATCTCGTGATGCACGCGGAACTTAGCAGACGTCATACCCAGAGCCAGCCTGTTAATAAGGTCGGCCTCGTTGGAGAAGTGATGCGGGGCGATCTGCTTACCCTGAGCCTCTCGCTCATGCTTAATGGCATCGGTCATCGGCTTGTACTCCAGGCGTGCCGAGTTACGATCCATCTTCTTCTTCGCCAACGCGCTGCGCATCGTGAAGAATTCAGCCACCAGGCGCTTCTTGAATGCCCGGACAACTTCGTTGTTTCGCATGTAGGTGATCAGCAGCGTAATTTGCTGTTCGTTCAACAACGCGACGCGAACTTTGGAATTGTTGTACCCAGCTCGGATTTCAAATCCGACCTCTCCGAATTCCTCAAGGTCACTTTTGTTACGGTCAACCAGCTTGATGATGGTGTCATGGTCTCGCCCAACGCCCTCGGCGATGGCCGCAGTATTGGTTATCAGGTCTAGCTTCTTGATTTCAACTAATTGCATCGGTAGTTACCTTTTAGTGATGAACCTTGTCACACAGGAGTCCGGCCCACAGAAGGCACCGATAGCCAAACCGGTATCCTCAAGGGTCATCCTGAAAGGTTCTGTGTATTGATTTGCGTGTGTGAGACGCAGTATGCCTCTACCCTCGATAATCATCGGAATAGAGAGGATCTGCCCCATGCAGCAGGGCGATGATGCTTTGTAGTAGCGGATGGGTCTTCTTGGGGTTTGTCATGGCGCAATAAAAAAGCCCGACCGAAGTCAGGCTTTGTTTGTGTAATAGGGGTGACGAATTACTTCACCGTTTCAATGGTCGAGCCATGAGAGTTCATCACATAGACCTGATCGCCAGGGTAGATGAACTGGTAACGCAGCCCGTCGAAGGCTCGCTTCTTCGCGTGCTCGGGGCTTTCGAAGTCTTCAATCAGAACAGCAATGGCCTCATGGTCAAGAACGCCATCACGCTCACTAACGATCAGCTCTTCTTCCTGCAGTACGGTTTTGCATTCTGGGTCGGCATAAACATCCGGCAGCCAGATAGCAAAGTCAGGATTGGAATGGTCATTGGTCAGCTTGAGGATGTCGTCAAATCGCTCTGAGTCTGCGCGTGCCACTGTAAATGTTGGCAGTTCGCAGATATGGGTTACGCCGTTGATGATGGTTTTTACTGTGAACATGGTTACTTCCTTCTTCGTCTTCTGGTTACTACAAAAAAAGCCCCACTAATGCGAGGCTTGGTTACTTCAGGCACTGCGTCCGGACATATTCCTGCAAGCCGGTCAGTTGCTTGGTGACGGTGGAGATTCCGTCTCTGAGACGCCAATAATTGAGTTCAGCATCTGCTGTAAGTCGAGGGCTTGAGCCATCAACCAGGCCGGAGGCTCCGGTGGTTTCATCTTTGGAGCAGGTGGCGGCGATTTGCAGCCGACGTTTACCAGCGACAACATCAGCACGAAGCCTGTTATTCTCAGCTTGCGCATCAGCTAACTCCTTCGTGTATTTGGCATCCAGTGCAGTGACATCACGCTGGCGGGTTTGCATGTCGGGGATGGTGGCGTTTGCCAGGATAAGTTGCTCAGCGGCTTTATCGCGTTCGCCTTTGTA